ACTCTGAATGGTGCAGGTGCCTAAATTATAAATAACTAAAAAGTATTTGTAAAATGGACGCACAAGAATTTCGTAGTCTTCAAGAAGCATATAAGGAAGTTTATGATGAAGGGTATAAAGAACTTGGAGATAAAGCAAGAGATAGAGGACACCAATTACTAAATAAATCAAAAAAAACTGCTACTAGGGGTAGTATATATTCTGGTGTAAAACCAAGTAATACTCCAGAGGGTGAAAAATTACAAAAAAGAGCAAGCACACAATTTGCTGTTAGTGCTTTTCACGATCCAGAAAAATCACAAGCAAAGTCTGCAGCAAACAAAAAGAAAGGCGAAACAAAGAAAAAAGCATTTGGAAATCGTCTAAGAAGAAGTGATAGACAAGGTATTCATGATAGTTATGATTACTACGATATCATCCTTTCGCACCTTTTAGATGAAGGATATGCCGAAACACCAGAAGCAGCAGAACGTATTATGGTGAATATGAGTGAAGAGTGGAGAGAGAGTATTATTGGTTGATAAATAAAAGTGCCTGTGTGGTTCGCATCTATCAGGTAGAGAGGGAGCAGAAATGCTCCTTTTCTTGTATAAATAGTATTGCGAACCACAACAGTGTAGAACTATGACTTCACAAAGTCCAAGAGTATATACTTACAAAATTACCTTTGAGGAAGTCCCATATTACTATTATGGGGTTCATAAAGAAAAAGTATCTAATGAAGAGTATTGGGGTTCTCCAAAGACAAATAAGTGGTGTTGGGAACTTTATACTCCAAAGAAACAAATATTAGAATTTTTTGAGTTTAGTGATAAAGGATATTTACAAGCAAATTTAGTTGAAGATAGATTGATTAGACCAGTATTGAATAATGAATGGTGCTTAAATGAAAGTTGCGGTGGTGTCCGTTCTTTAAAAATATTGCGTGAAAAGAGTGGAGTATTCTTAAAAAAATGGGTAGAAGAAAATGGTAATCCTGGTCCAGAAGCACTTAAAAAATATTTAAAACAAAATCCAGACCACCAGAGTAAATCTGGTAAATTACTTTATATTAAAAATCCAAATCACTTTGAAAAATCATTAGGAAAATATTTAAAGGAAAATCCAGAACATCAAAGTGTTTCTGCTAAAAAATGTTTTGAAAAAAATCCAAACCATTTTAATGAAACACTTGGTAAGTATATAAAAGAAAATCCAAATCATCAAAAAAATGCTGCTCTAAAATCAGCACAATCAAAGTGGATGGATTTAGACCATCCAGAGTTAGGAGTACATCACTTCAATAAGTTGATTGGACTACAAAGAAGATATGGGTTCCCTTCTTCCAGAGAAAATAGAGTAAGAGTTTCTTAACCTTCCCTTAGTTGTAAGGGTGCCCCCCATAGTGATATAATTAAGATGTAATTTTTTATAAAACATTACCAAAAAATTTATGAAACTAAAACAAATTTTTGTAGGAATGAGTGGAGTTGCTCTCATTTCTGTTCCCGTTCTTTCCTATGCTGGAACAACCTTGAATGGAGCAGGAGCAACTTTTCCATTCCCATTTTATAGTAGGGTTTTTAGTGATTATAGTAAGGTCTCTGATACTCGTGTAAATTATGCTAGTGTTGGTTCTGGTGCCGGTGTCCGTCAATTTGTCGCAGGAACTGTCGATTTTGGTGCCTCTGATGAACCTATTTCGTCAAAAGAGGCGGCTAAAGTGAAGCGTGGCGTCGTTCAGATTCCTATGGTGGGTGGAACGATTGCGATTGCCTATAACAAGCCCGGATGCTCTCTGAAACTCACCCAGAAGCAGACTGTGGATATTTTTTCCGGTCGCATTAAGGACTGGAAGCAAGTTGGGTGTGCTGCTGGTAAGATGAATGTTGTTCATCGTTCTGACGGTTCTGGAACCACCTTTGCTTTCACTAACTCTCTGGATGCCTTTGGGGGATGGACTGTTGGTGTTGGTAAGTCCGTCAAGTGGCCTGTTGGTGTCGGTGGTAAAGGCAACGAAGGTGTTGCTGGAAACATTCGTCAAACTGCAGGCGCAATTGGTTATGTGAATACTGGATTTGTAAAAGCAAACAAACTGCAAGCAGCAGCAGTTCAAAACAAGGCAGGGCAGTTTGTTCTCCCTACTGCCAAATCTGGTGCTATTGCCCTGAACAGTATTACTCTTGATGGTAACCTTGCAGGAGAAAATCCTAATCCTTCTGCTGCTGGTGCTTATCCTATCTCTACTTTGACTTGGATTCTTGCCTATAAGAGTGGTAATGGTGCCAAGGCAGATGATATTCAGAAGGCACTCAACTATGCCCTGAGTGCAAAGGCACAAATGATTGCCGATGATCTGGGTTATGTTCCTCTCGCAGGAAGCATTCTTAACAAATCAAGACTTGCTGTGAAGCGTATCGGAAACTGATATAGATATGGGGGATTGACAAAATCCCCCTTCTATTGTATTATTAAAAATAAAATGAAAATCAACCTCTGGTATTGTAATAATATGAATCAGTGGCGTTGGACTTTAACCGATGATCACCGTCCCATAATTAAACAAGAATCTGGTCAAAGTGAAAATCTACGTGATGCTATGAATGATGTGGCAAACACTGTAGAGTATATGTTAAGTCAATCCTAATTTTTAGGGCGAATAGCTCAGCGGTAGTAGCGTCTCCTTTACACGGAGGATGTCGGGGGTTCGAATCCCTCTTCGCCCATTTTATAAATACTTGAAAGTATTGCGGTATAATGGAAAAATTATACAAACTTGTTAGTGATGCTCAGGCATCACTATTTGTTCTATTTCATAAAACTTGGGTTTACCATTGGCACGTTGTTGGGGAAGATTTCCAGCAACTTCATACTCTTTTTGGTGAGCAATATGAAACCATGTTTGGTGAGGTAGATCGTATCTCTGAACACATGAGATACTTGAATATCAAACCAATCAGCACTCTTTCCAGAACCACCGAAGTTTCAAGAGTGGAACAGGCATCAAATAGCGCCCAGGATATCGATGCTATTGGAATGGTTAAACAACTTCATGATGATAATAAAAGTTTCATAGAACTCCTCTCAGAGGTCTCTGAGGAAGCTGAATCACAGAAATCATATGCAACTGCAAATTTAGTACAAGATTTGATGGAATCTCACGGTAAGTTTGTTTGGATGCTTCGTTCATTTACGGAAAAGTAAGTTATTATTCTTAAAGATGGAAAATTTAAAAATCAGATGCCGTTCATGTAATAATGAATTAGAGGGGCATTCTAGTAAAACTGTTTGTTGCGGTTGCCCAAACATGGCAACAATTCGTGGTGGAGTTATCTCTGCAGATGACTTATCGAAGGTTGTAATGTTAAATGCCGTAAATAATAAAAATAAAACGAGCATTCTAAGTAATGAAGATATTGCATGGCAAGAAGCAAGAAGGCAGCGTAAAGTTAAAAAATTAAACTTTGAAATACGTTAAAAAATATTTAAAACATTTTTTTGGAAATCAACACAAAGTTGACAACTTGAAAATACTGATTATCATAATTAGTATTATTCAACTTAAAACTCTATGGATCAGCACACCTACGACAACTGGGTGAAGATCAAGCAGACTTTTGAGAAGTCTGGTAACACTAATAATATGTTTTACACTAGAGCATGTGAAATAGTTAAAACAAAAAGAGATCCATTAGCAAAGTTTCTTAATAGCGAAAAATGAGAATCAAAGACGAACACTTTCGGAAGAGGGCGTTTATTTTAAGTTCTTTCAGTAGATTGAAAATAATTCTTGATACGAATGTTTATAGATTTGCCGATAAACTTATTAATGAAGAATGGACTCCTCCATTGACGAGTCTTGATGATGTAGACGTAGAGATTAGAAACAACTATTATGATTTTTTACAAAATGGATAAAGAAGAAATTCAACAAATGATTGACCAGTCCATTGCAAAGGCGATGGATAAGCATAATAAAACAGCATCAGTCATTAGTGCTTCTATTGGTGCCGTATTGTTATTCTTTTATGCTCACGGGCTTTTATCTGTAGTTAATAATTTAAAATAGAGGATAATGACATATCAAGTTATTCAGGGAGTTTTTGCAATGATGATTGTGATGTTCATCTTATATGTTGGAAGTGGGGAGCACCGTTGAAACTTTGTTAAATAATTGCGTAGTATTTTATAAGTCATTTTTTTCTTGACAGGAGCACCAGTTCTTGGTATAATACACACATACAACCGGGTTTAGCGCAGTTTGGTAGCGCATCTGCTTTGGGAGCAGAGGGTCGGGGGTTCGAATCCCTCAACTCGGATTACCAGTTCCGAAACTGGTACACTTGACAGAAAACTTTCCAACCCTTATAATACTAAGGCAAACAACGCAAAACAATGTCTCTGATTCAAAAGTTTAAGAAAGATGTTAGCACTCTTCGTCTTGCTGCTAACGGGGAATTCTACCTTGATGTAAAGAATCCGAAACTTTATAAAAAGGTTCGCCGCTTCTATGAAAATGAAGGGGTTGTATTTTCAGGTGACCCCCTTGATGATTACGAAATTCTTATGGAATACGTTGCCCAAGATCTAGAAACTGTTGAAGTATGATGATTCAACCTAAAGTTCTTCTTGAAAAAGAAAACTATCGATTTGTGGAAAGGGGTATTATTGAACTCAATGGTAAACCCGATTATCGTCTCCAGAAAAAAGATTTCTATACAAAACGATGGAACGACATCTATTTGTTTGATAATCAAATGCAGTGTTTGACTGCTATGGAAGACTTTAATTATGCCAAATGGTTGGATCCTGATAGAGTTCCTTGTTACATTAAGGATGATGATGAAGACACGGATGGTCTATAACAGCACTGGTCGGGAACCCCCCCTCAGTCACGGAGAGACTCTAAAAGCACTGGTGGAGTCAAATATGACCCTAATTAGGTTTCTTGCTTTCCCAAAAAGCAAGTGGTGCGGATGGGACTCTCTCCCGCCTGGTTTCCAATTTCCAGTAAAAAATTGGTGGCGAGCCTGCATACCTAAACGGAATCCAGAGAGGTTGCATAAACCTCTCTTTTTTTGTATAATAGTAGAAAGTAGTTTTTTATATGAAAATAGGATTTAATTGTAGTTGCTTTGATCTTTTTCATGCTGGGCATGTTACTATGCTCAAAATGGAGAAGGAAATGTGTGATTACTTAAAGGTGGCACTTCAAGTCGATCCAACTATTGATAGACCTGGATTAAAAAATAAACCAGTTCAATCCATTTATGAAAGATATGTTCAGGTGCAGGCATGTAAATATGTGGATGAGATTCTTGTTTATGACACGGAAGCAGACCTTCTTAATTTAATTAAGACTCAAACTTTTCACGTTAGATTTCTAAGTGAAGAGTATAAGGATATTGATTTTACTGGAAAGCAATACTGCATTGATAATGATATTGAAATTCATTATCACCTAAGAAGACATCAATTCTCTACCACAGAACTTAGAAACAGAGTTTATGACCTAGAGAAAGCAAAACGGGAAGAGAAAAATATTACTGATATTAAGCAATATGCACCAGAACTTTTAGAAAAATACGGTCAAAAATGAGCATACTAGTTACAGGCGGCGCTGGATTTATTGGAAGTAATTTACTCCATCATTTGGATGAATCTTTCGATGATGAGATTATTTGTATTGATAAATTAACCTATGCTGCGGATTGGCACAATATTCCAGATTCTGTAAGATTTTACACTACAGATATTGTTGATGAACATAATTGTGAGTATATCTTTAAGAAGTACAAACCATCTGTAGTTTTTCATCTTGCTGCAGAGAGTCATGTTGATAATTCTATTAAAGATTGTTCAAATTTTATCAGCAGTAATATCATTGGAACAGTTAATCTTTTGAACCTAGCAGTTAAGTATCAAGTAGAAAAATTCATTCATATCTCTACTGATGAGGTTTATGGATCTGTTGATGATGGGTACTTTACTGAAAAATCAAATTATGATCCTAGAAATCCTTACTCCGCTTCCAAGGCATCGAGTGAACATTTTGTAATGGCATACCACAATACTTATCAACTTCCAGTCATAATTACAAATTGTTCAAATAATTATGGACCTAGGCAGCATACTGAAAAGATGATTGCCAAGGCAATTACCAATTTATTATCTGGAAAAAAAGTTCCTGTTTATGGTGATGGTAAGCAGATTCGTGATTGGTTATATGTTCAGGATCATTGTGAAGCACTAGTTGACATTTTGCACCGTGGGAGAATTGGTCAAAAATATAATATTGGTGGAGAATTTGAAATTAAGAATATTGATTTAATACGGATGATTCTAGACCGTATGAATATGAAAGAAAATATGATAGAATATGTAGAAGACAGACCTGGACACGACCGCCGATATTCTACTGATATTACTAAAATTCGACACGAATTAAAATGGTCTCCTAGATTTGATATAGATAAAGGATTAGATAAAACTATTGCTTGGTATTGCGAAAGACATGATAACAATTGATTACTTACCTCATGCCAGACCAATTGAGTATTGGCGTTTAACATCACATTTTCTGAATAATATTAAACCAGAAAATAAGAAAAAAATTAAAGTTAATATCCTAGCTACAAATGATGAACCTTGGTTAGACTATCTTGATCCTGATATTGCTGCTCAGGTTATTATCTTCCCTTACAATGGAAATTATCTTGCCAAGGCAAAGTTGGCTAGTAAGGATGAAAATCCATATTCAATAAAGTTGGATGAAGATTGCTTTATGAGTAATCATGTTTGGGATTATTTTATTGAAAATATTCATATTTTAGATGACCCAGACGTTCTATTATTATCTCCCCTGGTTTCCACCAATATTCCTCTAGTAGATGAATTTATCAATTCATTTATTGATGATGAGAAAGTTAAAAATAAATTGCATGAATTATTTTTAAATCGTTTAATGCCCAATAATCTTTGGGGAGTTGATTATACATCATTGAACAAATATACTCTTGAGGCAAACGAATGGAATCCTGAGGAATATTATAATGGAGTATCTAATATTAATCACTATTATCGTGGGATTCATCCTGTTCGTATTTCTGTAGAAGCACAACTTCTTTTGAGTGAATATGTTCTGAATAACATGGATAAGTTCTTGGCAAAGAATGAATATTCACTGAAAGAATTTAATAGACCATATTTCACTAACAATATCTTTGCCTTTAAAACTTCAGATTGGAGAAAAATCTTACAACTTCCAAATGATGGGTTTGATGAAGTTCCTTTGAGTGAATACAAAAACGCTCATAATAAAAAGTGTTATTACATTGATAATGGATTCTGTGTTCATCCAATGTATAATACAGTGTTTGGATTCAATCCAGAATTTAATATTGGTATGAATAATGGACTTGAAAAGGAGATAGAAATTGTAAATCAATTTGTTGAGAAAATTTTATGAAAAGAGCACTAATCACAGGTATCACGGGTCAAGACGGATCTTATCTTGCTGAACTTCTCCTAGAAAAGGGATATGAAGTTCATGGCATTATTCGTCGTGCCTCTCAAATCAATACACAAAGAATTGATCACATTTATGACCAAATTAAATTACATTATGGTGACCTGACGGATTCCACAAATGTAGTGAGAGTCATTCAATTGGTTCAACCAGATGAAATTTATAATCTCGGTGCTCAGAGTCACGTAAAGGTATCCTTTGAGATGCCTGAATACACTGCTGATGTCGATGGTGTGGGAACCC